AACCCGTACACCGCCGCAACCGTTTTTCCTGCCATCCTGCGAAAAACCCGCTGTAGACGGTCAAAGAATATTTAACACTCAAATGGATAAACTGAAATAGACACCACTCCGGTTATTCCAATAGGATTTTGTTGCTATTCCTCCTTTGGATAACGCCGTTTTATCTCGTTAATTTTAGCAAGCCATTCGAACTTATCTAATTCTCCGCGCAGCACCTGCATTCCAAGTTGGTCAGTTTCTTGCCGATATGCCGCTTGCCGGAGTTCATCAATGTAAAGATTGTATTCTTCTTTTGACAGCTTACCCTCGTCGTAAAGCTCTTTTTTTGATTTTTTTACAATATAAATACCTTCAATTTTTTCATCGGCTTTGAGCTGAATAAGACCGGCTGTAACCTTTTCAGCTGCAGACATATCGACAAAATCCGTACCGGCTCCATTGAGCTTTTTTCCTTCCGGCACCGGGACGAGTCCTTCTTTAACCAGCTGCGTAAGCGGCTTTTTAGTACCTGCCTGTATATCGCTGTACCGACGAACATCGTCGCCGGTATTGGCAGACAGCCGTTCAACAATGAGATAGTCAGTACCTAGCTGCTTTTCTTTCGGCATATCTCCACTATAAATACCAACAATTATATTATCTTTAATTTCATAATAAAGCATATTCCATCCCTCTCTTATATTGCTTTAAGCGACCAATAACAATATACGGCACCTGACCCCACATTACCGACTGGTCTTACTGGATAAACAGAAGAGCCTTTAGAAGCTAACTCCCATCTATATCCGCTTATTGCAGGAGGTTCCTCATTTTCATATGTTATAGCAAATGTCGCAGGACGTTCGTCTGCATAGTCGCCTTGTGAAGCTGTCCAAGATACCAACCTGTCTTTTAATGCCCCTGTAACAGCTTCATTCACTTCATCTGCAGCTTTACCGGTAAGAAGGTTATACACCCAGTTAGGACTAGCCGCCCACGGTTCATTTTTTTGACATTCTTGTGCATTAGGGCCACGATTTACGGTCTTGACCAAACCGACACCTTGCGCAGGACGTTCGTCTGCATAGTCGCCTTGTGAAGCTGTCCAAGATACCAACCTGTCTTTTAATGCCCCTGTAACAGCTGTATTCACATCGCCTGCTGCATTACCGGTTAAAAGGTTGTATACCCAGTTAGGACTTGCCGCCCACGGTTCATTCTGCTGGCATTCTTTTTCATTCGGGCTTCTATTTGCAGTTTTAACCAAACCGGTACCCTGTGTAGAATTAGCATCAGAAAGATCTCCTTGTGATGCAGAATTCGGCAACGATTTTTTAATTATTTCTTTAATTGACTTTAATACATCCGATTCCTGCACATTATCAGGCTTACCAGAAACTTTGTTTATATCATCAAATGCTTCTATAAAAATCGCCTGCAATGCACCATTAACGTCGTTCATCCAGTCTGCCAACAAAGGCGTACCATCAGTACCTTCAGACGTTGTTGCATTTACAGCCTTTCCTCCGGGGTACTTCGGATCACTATCATCTCGATAGTCCGTATAATTCTGATCAATCTTTATCATTTAACAACCCTCTACCTTTACTTTATATTTCTACTTGTCTATACCCACTCTATAAACATTACAGCAACCGTATGTACCGGTTTAATTTTTAAGATTAAATACTCTATATAATTTCTAAATTCTTTTTTGATTTGTAATTTCTCAATATAAAGAATTTCATTTTTACTATTACGAACAACCCGTTTGCACACAAAATAACAATACGCCCAAAACCGTGGATCATTTTTAATCGAATATAGCTCAGAAACATCGTTACGCAAAATCGAAGGAGAAAAATTTTCATCTCCAATTCTATAGCCGCATACAGCCTTTACGTTTTTACAACACAGTGTTTTATTTCCACACACGGCAACATTCGTAACGCTCCGCTGGCGCGGATTGCTTACCGGCGCATTTTCAACAATCAAAATATTTGCATCGATGTTCCTTAACATACTTTCGAGAAATATCGCCGACTGCCCACCTTTATTTATCCGCCATAAAGCGGCAATAACACTGCGCTGTTTTTCCAATTCTTTACTTGAGAAAACGACAGCAAAAACTTTTTCCCAATCATCAATACAGCGGCTTGTTTCAGGAAACATATCGAAGTAAACTTGCTCCATTTCATGCCGTATATCTTCCGGTAAAACGGCAATCGCTTTTATGAGCTTTCGTTTATCGCTGTTTATCGTAAAGTTAAAAGCTCTCGATCGAGGAAATAATAATTTTATCGCATCAAAAAAGCCTCTCAATACTGCACCCCATCTATCGTCAAAGCTCCAAGTTTTGCTAATTCACCGTTATCCAGCGTATATAACGACACTACCTTTCCATTTTTTCGCATCTCCGCTGTTTCAAACACAGCTTTGACAGATACTGCCATTTGATTGACTACCGTTATAACATGATTTTTTGAAATAACATTCGTCCGATTGTTGTCATCGGAAAGACCGCGTATATATAAATCTCTATCCGAAAAATAATTTCGTAATGCAGGTTTCACCACTTGCGCAAAATCGGCGGGGATTGCCCCTGCTATACCGGTAATTACAATATCAAAAACAGCAACGGTAATCGGTTTTACATTTGAATACGAACCGTCGTTTTTCGGATCAAGCATTGCCGTTAAAGGTTTCCGTGTTGCCTTGCCTGTTTCAGGATCATACGTGCACGCTTCCCCTACCTTTTTTAATAAACCGTTATTAGGAATACGATCGGCATATACATCAGGAATACCGGACACATATAGCAGCACTCCGCCAGGCTGTTCTTTATCATTGTATGGATACACATTCAATACGCCCGGAACTTCCGACGCCCAAATCCGATAATCTGCTAATGCTCCGCCCTGCGGTTGCAATCGAAACCGGTTAATAACTCTGTTGCGATAACTTGATTCAAGTTCGTTATCCAACCCGACTCTTGCAACATCCAAAACAACCGCTTCCGTCTTTATAAAGCCATACGGATTAACAAAATTAAGTGTATCATTTTGTTCAAGATTTCCTGCCGTTCCTATTTCTGTGCAAACTACCGGAACAGCTTCTTTTGATTTTAACAAGGTCTTTGTTTCAGTCGTTATATAGAGCTTTCCGGTTACACTGTTTTTTAACTGCGTACCGGAATACAGAACACTTCCCTGCGTTAAAACATCAATAGTTATTATACCCCGCCACTGCACACCCGCCAGCGGCTCACCAACACCGAACAAAACGCCTAACTTAACAAGCGGCCTGAGCCGTACTCCTAAAATCGTAACTTCTTTCCAATCAGCCGTTTCCGGAAACATTTGTAAAAAATACCAGCCGACTAATTTATATACAACGATAAAAACACCCGCAAACACTTTGCATAAAATCTTAATAAAAGATTTAGGCAGAATCCGTAACCGCCTATTAAATCCATGCTCAAAAGAGCGGATTAAAAGCTTCTGTACTTCTTCAATCGTTTTGTTTTTATACGCCATCTATTCCATGCCTCCACAACAAGGCAAACTCTTTTTGATAGAGCTGTTGTCCCTTGTTCTTTACTTCAACATTTAGTATAAACGTATTCTTATCTTTTGTTTTTCCGTCCGCAATAATTTCATCAGCCACACCACCGCTCTTTAACCATTCCAAATCAAGCACGGCCGCCGTTTCTGCTTTCCGTATATTTTTAACGCTCAAAGGCAACCCAGTAATCACCGCCTGAAACCGCGAAACCATCTTTTCACTTTCCGGTGTTTCTTTAAGCGTATTAGCCCACCACGTATGCCGGTTTTTAACCGTACCGGCATCATCTTTGTTACCGCCGAAAAGAGACAGATAGACAGCCGTTGAAAAGTCTTTGCACGGTTTTACAAAGCCACCTTCAAGCACAATATCACCCCCGTCCGGCGTTTCAATCAAAAGAACATCGCCTTCAAAATCGCCCATTAACCGCCTCCATGCACCACTTTCTTATTTTCAATATTTGAAAAATCCCCCGTCTGCATTGTTCCAATTGCGCTCAGCAACGCCGCTTGAAATGCAGACGGGCTGCCGTTTCCCGGTTCTGTAACAGAAACTTTCAACACACCGAGCAACCCGTTAAGAATTGCCGTATTTTTTTGCAATTGCATTTTCAGTTCTTCAATTTTAATAAGCCCGCCGTAATCACTGCCGTTGATTTCTGTCTTTCCTTTCGTTTTTATCTTACAATCGCCGTCTGTTTCAATTTCGATATTACCGGAATTAAGCATTTTGATTGTTGCAACAATTTTTCCGTTTTTATCACGGGCAAATAAAATCTTCTCCCCGCTCTTTGCACCCTGTGATTTATTTAAGACACCAGTAACCACCTGTTCACCGGTACCGCCAGCCTGTACCAACAAAACTCTATCGTCCTTGCATGGAACAGAATCATCACCGGCCGCAGAATATAAAAGCGGCTCTTCGCTAAAACCCTTCCGCGTTTCGACAGTAAGAGCGGTAAACGTATCGCTGACCGCCTTTAGCACCTTACCGATTATTCCCACGGCATCACCTCTGGGATTTTTCCGGTATAAGAGCCGGGCAAGACTAAAGACAGCTGCGTTGTTTTTTGATCTCCGGTTCGTATCATTTTTATATTACGTGCGATAAAATTTGTTTCCCGGCGTATCATCGCCTTCGGCGCCTTGACGCAAACACACAATCCTTTTTTACACAATCGATTATCGATTAAAATATGTCCTTCACAAGTTAATTCATACGAAACACAATCGGCAAACATCTTTCCAGCTTGCGTATTTACTGCTTTTTCTAAATCGCTCTGCGTTTTTGCATCGTCAATTATCATTGATTTATAACGCATAACCCCCTTATTGATTAAATACTTATTTTTAAACGTGTACGAAAGACTATCATTTTCTTTGTCAGTTTTAGTAAAGCCCGTAAGATGACTATAAAAGTTTTGCGCATTAAACTTCGGTGTTATTGATAAAAGCGGCGCTTCCCCTTCAATAAATGATATAGCGGCCTTTTGCTCTTTTGCAGTAAAGAAAAGCAAATTGCCTTTTTCATCATTGGTAAAAAGCAAATCCCGTTGTTTTAAGAGTTTCGTTAAAAAGGACAAAATACTTTCAGACGGTTCACAAGAAACCTTTTCAAAAGAAGCTCCTGCATTTCCTCGTATTTCGACTTCAACGCTATACGCCTGCGCCAATTCTTCGGCAATCTGTTTCACCGTCAGCCCTTTATATTGCGCTGGATATTTCGCAGGCGGTACATTACAATCGTTCAATACGCCGCACAACGGATAGCCCTGCAGCGTTATTTCTGACGAAACATCTTCCAGCTTCGGATCAGGCGTTAAGAGCCTACCGTTAAAAACAAGCGTACCCTGATAATAAATCTCACATGATTTAAAACTAAACGGCTCAATCGCTTCCTGCAAATCTTTCAAGGAATTATCATACGGCGCAGAAAAAGAAAAGGTGTCAAGCGAGTCAAACGACAAATTTAATTCATAGCCGGTAAAACCAACGAACTTTTTGCCCCCAATAACAATCGCAACATCCTGTTCGCCATCAGCAACCTCAACCGTTGTTGTAACGCCTGCCGGCATTTTTTCTTTTACAGGGATAACCAATATGTCGCCGGGAAAAATGAGCGGAGAACCGTCTATAGCCGTTTTTCTTCCCGTAAGTTGCGGATTAGCCAATACAATATCATGCCATTTATTGAACGATCCTAAATATTTTATTGCGATTGCACCAAGCGTATCGCCTGAAACCACCTTATGCACTTTTGACATAATAGGTAATCTCCTTGCCCATCGGCAATAAAATAATTTCGTCAGCTGTGAGCTTGTTTTCAAAAATAAGCTCATCCATATAATCAACGGAACCGTATAATTCGGCGCTCAACTCTATAAGCTGCCGATCTCGGTCAAGCACAATAGTACGGCGCATCGGAAGCGCAAACGAACTATTGATAATAAGCGCTACACTTTTATAAACAATATCGGATAATAAAAAAGCAGTTTCGTTATTTACATCAACAAACGCATTCGATTTAACCTTCGTATCATCAAAATTTTTTATCAACTCAAAAAGATTGATAATCGCTTCCGCTGCATATACCGCCTCTTCCCTCGAAATCTGAATAGCAGCCTTATCTTTTTGCGCTGCACCTTCGGCAATCTGTAGCGCAACACCGGAAGCAACGGAAGCAGCCGCAGCGCTTAGCGATAAGCGGGCTGTTATAATAGCATTTGCAATATTACGTGTACCGAATGGATCATGCTTAAATTGATTTATCAGTGTAGCAATTAACGCCGAATATCCTTTGATTTTTTCTGAAATATTGATTACCACCCGCGATGGATAGCGCATTAAGTTCAAGGTAAAACGCGCGGTATTAAGTCCTTTGTTAATAGCGTTTGAACTCTTATCAAACATTGTATTAACCGCATTTTTTAATTCTGCAACGGTTGTTAAAAAATCGCCATAACTTCCAGCATGTGAGCTTATCAGCGGTTCCATTGTGCTTTTTATCTGCTCTGTTTGCGTATTTAAAACCGACTTTTCCCGTAGCTCATCATCAATCGTACCGGCAGAAACACCGCGCGCAAAATCTTCACACGCGGCATCCGAAAACGCTTCATACTTTTCTTCAATTTCTGCAGCAGCAACCGTTTCAAGTTTTGGAATCACATCATCGGTAATAATTTTTACAAACGTAACTTCAACAACCGATTCATTAAGACCGGAAAGCAAGTCATCAACCCGTTTTATTTTTCCATGCGGCACTACTTTATGAATACCGTATACCGGATGCTGTAATTCTCCAACACCTCGTTCAAGCAACAGTGCCTCAAAACTATCAGCCTGTTCCATACAATCGGAACCGTTAAAAATACAGGTAAGCGGAAAACTCGTTGCACCGGCTCCCTGATGCTGCACATGCGCGCCATCTTTATCGGGAAAAGTAAAAAGCCCTGTTTTTAAATCCGTTTCTTTAGAAACACTGCCGAATAGAAACGATACTTCCTTGCCGGACGGCGCGGTATATTTTGCTTCGGTTATTCTTTTTTCCCAGTCCATAAACATAACCCCTAATAACTTCCCGAAGCAACAAGATTAAATGCCGGAGATTTCGGAGGCTTTGAAATACGCGCCTGCGTACCTTGCTCTGCACGTACCGAAATTTCTGCATGTTGATAGCTGTCTTGCCGCGAATAGTAGGCAACCTGTTGAGCTGGCGAGACAGGAGCAACGGCCGGCTGTATACCATCCGAAATACCACCGTCCATTTTACTTGTCGAAACATTAGCAGTTGAATCGTCTATTCCTTTTATCTGATTTCTAAAACTCTCTATATTTGTTGCAAAATTTTCAAAATGTTTTCCAACACCCGGAATTTTTCCTAAAAGCTCAAACACACCCTGTAAAGGTGCAAGCAAGGCTGATAAAATCGTTGCACCTATTTGTTTTAATCCGGCAATAATACCGCCATTTGTAAAGGCCTGTGTAATCCTATCCCATTCATTCCAAAATTCCCGAACAATCGAAATAATAAACCCGAACGGCCCCGTGAATACAGCAATTATACCGAGTACCGCTTCTTGATTTTTCTTTACCCAATCCCAACACCTAGCCATCGCCGCCGTAATCTCATCCCAATGCTTTACACAGAGGATAATAATCGCTATCAATGCTGCGATCGCAACAATAATGACACCAACAGGATTCGCCGTAAGCAGTACATTAAAAATCGCCTGCACCACATTCATACCCTGCTGCGCTGACATAAGTGCCTGCACCGCCTGCACCATTCCCATTATGTTTGATATAACAACAGCAGCAATCATAGCCACTTTATAAACACCCCATGCAATAGCAAGCGATATAATTATAATCCGTATTTTCCACAAAACCCCAACTATTTTCGAGATGACCGTAAACGCAGCTGTCAAAAAATCAATAATTGACGCCGGATCAAAATTCGTTATCGTCGCCGTAAGATTTTCAATAGCTTTTCCACCCTTAGCGGCAAAAGCATCTACAAACTTAAAACCCAGTTCAGTTAAGGCAGATTTTAAAACTTCAATCCTATTCGCCAACGATCCACGCATAGCGGCCGCGACATTAGCTGCCGTCCCTCCTGCATTTTGTAATTCTTTTGAATATCTTTTTAATCCTTCCGTTCCTTCGGCAAGCAAAAGAGTTACCCCTGTTACCGTGCGCTTTCCAAAAATATCGGTAAGGGCGGCTGCTTTTTCGGCATCGCCCATCCCCTTCATTCCTTTTTCAAACTGCGCTAATATATCAATAATATTTAAAAAGTTACCTTGCGCATCTGTTGTCTTTATCCCCATCCTATCTAGCGCCATCGCAGCTGTTTTAGAAGGCGACGCTAAAGACAACATCATATTACGCAACTGTGTTCCTGATTCAGACCCTTTAATACCGCTTGACGCCATAACGCCAACCATTGCAGAAAAATCTTCCAGAGACTGCCCTGTTGACGTAAACGTAGCAGCACCCATTTTTGCCGATTCAAAAAATCCGCTAATATCCGTATTAAACATATTCGTTGTCTTAGCCATCACGTCAGACAATCGGTTTAAATTTCCTTCAAGAGCTTTCTCATCTTCCGTCATCAGTCCAAACGCTCCGAGTGCATCGGTAGCTATATCAACCGCTGTCGTTAAATCAGCTCCTGCTGCAGTCGCAAGATTGGTCGTCCCTGCAAGCAATGCCATAGATTGCTTACTCGTTAAACCCGCCATTGCCATTTTATCTAATGCTCCTGCCGTATCGACCGCATTAAATTCGGTAATAGCCGCGACATCACGGGCAACCTTACCGACCGCCTTCAAATTATCTTTGTAATCGACTGATGTTATGTCTAAATCTTTAAATTTAGCGGTTGCCCCTGTAACGGCCGCATCATAATCAATGAATTGCTTTGTAGCGACGCCGATTCCGACGCCAACAAGCGCAATTCCTGCAAGAGCCGCTCCCTTTGCAAAACTTTTTAATTTCGTACCGACATTTGCAAGCTGTTGTTCGGTCTTTGTAAATTCATTTTTTAATGCGCGACCAACAGTCTTTCCTTTGACCCCGATTTTATCTAAAGGCATTGTGATATTATCAATGAGCTTATAGACTGTCTCGATTGCATATTTTGTCGCCATTATAAATCCTTTTGCAATTTACAAAGTTCTTTTATTCGCGCCTTATAAAAAAAATGAATTTGACCGACTGTTATTTTTTCCAAATCAGGAAGCACATGATAATCCATGCAAATTTGTAAAATCTGCAACTGAATACCACCTACGCCCAACACAGTTTTTTCCCTTCCGTCAATTGCACATACGGAAACTAAACGGATAAAAAAAGCGTTGCAATATCCCTAAAAAAAAGCCAGTCTGATATATCGATTTTTGAAAAATACTTCACTTCTTTTCCCGTCATTGCCGAAACAAATCCCTGCAATTTATGTACAGACTGTTTATCATTGTAATTATCCATCGCCACAAACGCATGTCCCGTCGGACGTTTTATTGTTACAACATCTCCTGCAGCATTGTCAGACAAAGACGAAACAGTATATTGGATATTTCTTCCGTCTACCTCAACCCGTCCGTTCATACACCCTTTTATAAAGCGTTCTTTTAACGGCTTAAACGCCTCGATATCTTCTGTCGTCATTGCGCTTTCGTCATAATCGATTTCGTTTGCTTCACAAAACCGTTCAAACTCGGCAACTGCCGTTTCTCTGTCAATCTTTACTTCTTTTTCCATTTGTACACCTCACTGTAAAAAATATATTTAAATGCGCCGTCTGCACAATTAAATACCTTGCTTCTCAATCTTACCTTGCAAGGAAACGGTTGCCGTTCCTTCCTTGAAAGAGAGCTCTATATCACCAACAATTTGTACCGAACCGGCAAAAACAGCGCCGTCATTT